ATCGCGGAATTTATCATCTTTAGTACTGTTAAGAATCTTGCTTTTTTGTAATAAGTCTATTTCTAAACTACTTAACTTAAAGTCCAATTGTTCAATATTCTTACATTCCATTGCTTTTTTCAATTCTTTGAACACGCACCAAGTAACTGCGGTTTTTAAGGTACTGAATATTTTTTCTTGGTCATTATCATCTATTAATAATCTATAATGGTTGTCTTTTTTAAGTGCTGCGTATTTTCCAAATAATATATAACTGTTACTATCTATGGGTAATACTATCATGTTCATAGTTTTATTGTTTTTATCAAGTATTTGGTTTTCTAAAAACTTTTCAACTTTAATCTGTTTGTTTTTCTTCATATAATCTCAAAATGTATATTCTTTAATTCGGGACTAATGTTTAAAAATGTAGGTAAGTTACTTATTTCTAAACTGTCTTTTATCATAGGAACATTATCACAATCTGTGTATAACGAACCCAATTCATCTATGCCATTATCAAAAACGCTTGAATGATGTACTTCAAATTCAAAAGACCAGCAATATACCTTTTCTTTAGACAAGTATAATAATCCAAACTTATTAAATTCACTTAAGTTTATTTCTAACTTTTGAGGATCTTTTAACAGTTCAGGTTGTGATCGCAATGATATAATCTGTAGTATTGTATCAAAATTACATTGTGTATTTCTAGATTGCAACCAAGCTGCTACATCATCACTTGGCTTAGTGCGATTAGTCGTGCCGGTTCGTGTGATATTGAATAATGTATAACATCTAATTCTATGTGACATAGATATATTTATTGGCATAAAAAAACCCTGAGAAAAACTCAGGGTCTTTTGTGTTGCGATTAACTAATAAATTAGTTTGTGAATGTTGCAGTCGCAGCAATAGATACAGCTTCACCGCATGCAGCAGTCAATTCAGCATCAAGTGAACCAGCAGCAGTAGCAGTTACATCGCCCCATGCACCAATTGGGTACATAGCTACTGCTAAAGTGTCGTTAGTATCAGTAGTGAACTCATACATGTAAATTGTTGCTAATTGCTGAATAGTATTCACAGCAGCAAGAATCTGTGCACCAGTAGTACCGGTACCGGTAAAGGTAATAGTTGCAAACTCAAGCTTTGGGCCCTGTGGCTGAACAGAAGCTGCTGAAGTTACAGTGTTAACACCAGTGTTAGTGTATGCTGCGCTGTCTAAGTGTAGAACTGGTTTAAAGTCACCATTGACTCTTGTAAATTGTGCCATTTTAAATATCCTTTAAATGTTTTGAAGCCTACTGCTCCATACAAATATTTATGCCAAATAGAAAAAAATGCTGGTTTAGGATATATTATTTGTTAAAATGGGCAGCTCCAAAACGCTGTCTGTCTACTATTTTAACTAAACCTGAATCAGTAGGAAATACGAATCCTTCTCCGCCTTTTTGCCCACCTGACGACTGTTCAAAGCCTTGAACTTGGTTTTCAAGTTGATTGGATACATTAACTTTTAGTTTGTATATTGCATTCCACACTTTGACAAGAGCATTCAATCCTTCTGCGTTTTGCTGTAAATAACCAGTACCGTCAGTTCCTACTAAGAAGTTATACTGTGATTTACTGATATTTTGAGATAACCATGGTACTAACTTATCGTTAGTTTGCTTGGTTATTTTATGATTCATGTATTTCTTTAATGCTTCACGCGCAACGCTACTAAGTCCGCTTAAAAAGTCGTCTATAACTTTACTGTTTGTTGATAACACGCTTTCAGCATCATTAATTAGTTTAGCAGGAGGCTTAATATTGAATGTAACTCCGGCAGAAGCAGGTATCAAAGCTACATTAGATTTATTCATTGCTGGCTCACCGCGCCATGGTTTGTTATCAAACTCGTGAACGATTAAGAAGCCTACTTTTCCTTGAAGTTGTTTACCAAGATCAGACTCAACTGGTATGCGATACTCTACAGTAACCGGTTTAAACACAAAGTATCCGTTTTGTGGTTTGGGATTAATAGCCATTAAATCACTTTTAAATAAACCAGTAGTTCCAGATACAGCTTGCTTTAGTCCGGGCCATAATAAATCAATCTTTTCGTATAAGTCGTTTCTATTTGCGCCGCGCTGTTGATCATATTCAACCCATTCTTCGGGGCTAGTAGGATACACACCTTTGTTTGGCATGTACTTGTCAGTAACAACAAATCTACCGTCAGGTAAGTTACCAAAGTATAATGCTATCCCGCCGTCCCATTTAATACTACCAGATTCTGGACTACTAATAGCTTGTTTGAGTGCATTTAAATATTGTTTTGCACTGTCGCCACCGTCAAAAATAGCATCTTCAGGATGAGGTATTCTAGGTCCTTTAGCTTCTTCAGTAATAAAAGAATTTTCTACAACTAAATTTCTAAACTTTGTTATGATATCGTATGCGCTTTCGTTAGCAGTATCGTTAAACTTGGGAGGTGTTATGCCACTTCTTGCTGCATATTCTTCAAAGTCTTTTAATTTTTGTTGTTTGTTGGGATCATTTTTTAGTTTCTTATAGATGTTTTCTACTGAACTCATATCATCAAGTGTACCATCTTTACCAAACAACAGTTTAGTAGCTACTTCTGGATCTAGTGTTACTAGTTCTCCGGTAGCTCTGTCAACTACGCCTTTGCCACTCAAACGCAATCCTTGAGGATGTTCACTAGTGATCGTGCCTTTAGCTACGCTGTTTAATGCTACTTCTCTAAATACACCTTTGTATTCGCTAGGGCTTCTCATACCTCCGCTAAGCAACCATGTTTCCCATTCAAGATTGTTTAAAAACATAAAATCTGTTTGAACAAACCCTTTTTCAAAATTGCCTTCTATTGGTGTTGCAAAGTGTACAGATATACCAGACTTTTTTACAAAGTCTTTTGGATCAAGATTATTTTGCGTAGCCCATGATTTTAGTTTGCTTTCTAGCTCTGCTTTACTTACTTCATTCGCATTTACTGCTAAGTCTAGATCACCGCTAGTAGATTTTCTACCAGTAGAACCCAACCATTTAGCGGGTAAACCATCTTTAGCTTTTTCTTTAGTTAAATCTAATCCAGTAATACTTTCTAACCAATTAATAGTAGGCGCAACTTCATTCTGATTTATACGTCTAGTTAGCTCAGTACCGTCTTGTTGTTTAAAGATGTTTCCGCCTTCAGATATAAACACTATTATCTACTTCCTTATTAAATTTTAATTGTCTTCATCTTTTTTTCTTAAAGACTTAGAAAATCTTTCTTGGTCTCGACCCTTAATAGCACTTAGCAGTTTTCTTTCTAGTAGCTCAGCTTTTTCAGAGGAATAATGCTTTTTCATCAATTCTAACAGATTGATAGCACTTGAAATAACGTTGTTAGCACGGTTTTCAATAAGAAGATTAACATCCTTATTGTTGCCTATACTTTCTAGTTCTTCTAAGAGACTGCGCGTTTTTTTCTGCATAGCAATAACCTTTATTATATTTATCTTAGATTAATTATTCTTTAAGGAGTTTAGCATGTTTCTTAGCTTAGAACCTTGAACATCTGCTACTACTTTTTTCTCAGATTGTTGAATTTCACCAGTGTTAGCATCAATAGTTTCATTTTGAGATACTGTACTTACAGTTTTAATTTTGTTCATAATATCTGTAGCGGATTGACGATACCCAGCATTTTCATCACCGCCTTCATCTGTAATTCTCATAGTATCAATGTTATATTCTAAGTCAATCTTTTGACCAACACCAGTAGAACTACGTGATTTCATACACTGAATTTGATACTTGCCTCGCTCTTTCATTGATCTGCTAGTAAAGATACCAAACACATAGTCAGCAGTGTTAATCTTAGAAATACCACCTGCAATATGACTATGATCAAATTCAATTTCTTCTACAGCCGATCTGTTTAGCTGTGATGCTGTAACCATTAAAACACCTAACTCTTTAGACAAGTTTCTTAATTCTTCACTAACATACTTGTCTTTGATAAACTGATCATTAGGATTTACTTTAACACTAACAGGCATTACTAGATCCAAGTAATCAATCATTACAAAGTCTATTAGCATACCTGTTTGTATTTGTACTTCTTTAATATAACTTCTGATTACGTTTACGTTGCTTTGTGCAGGAAGACCTTTAACACGATACTTACCTGACTTTTTAGCAGCCATTTTTACTTTTAATTCTACTGTGTCTAAGTCTTTACGAATATCTTTAGTGCTCATGCTAGTTAACATAGCATCAGTTCTTAAAGCCGTTAGCTCTTCAGACAATTCAAGTGTAATATAAACACCGCTTAATCCTTGTGCTAAAAAGTTCACAGCCAAGTTCATCATTACAAGTGACTTACCTGATCCTGAACCACCTGCAAAGATGTTTAGTTCGCCCCTAGACATACCACCATACATAACTTTGTCTAGTTGAGGCCACCCTGTGCTTACTTGACCGCCTTGATTAAAGTATCTGTTTAATCGTTCTTTAGGATCAGCAAAGTAATCTGTACCATAATCACGCATTAAAGAAATTTGTACCGCATCTTTGATCAGTTTTTCAACTGGATCATATTCACCCTTTTCTAATAACTCTGCTGCTTTTAAGATTGCTCGTTCTAGTTCTTGTCTTTTTGTAAAGTGTTCAAACTCAGTTAAGAAAAACTCGGTATGCCCTGCTGAGTCAAGTTCAGGGATTAGTTCAATTTCTATACCAGTAGTAGCTTTGATTTGCGTAGGATCAGGCAACACATTGTATTTTTGTGAATGTTCTACTATAAACTCTGCTGCCGCCCTAACTGATCTGTCAAAGTTTAGTGGGTTCATGATGTTCATTACCCTAGTATATAACTCAGGGTTAGTGATCATCATACGCAAAAATAGCGTTTGTACTTCGGGGTTAAATTCTTTTAACAAGTTTTCGTTTCCTCATTTCTATTTTAATTTTGCTCATAGTTGC